CTTCTAAATCTTCTGCAGGAGTGTCAAAATTTGACTGATACCCATATGGTAAACCTATTGGGTCTTCTTCATCGTCATTTTGTAACGACAGTTTTCTTCTTTCGATGAAGTCATCATCATCGTCATCGTCATCGTCAAACCAATTATCACTATATTTTTGTTGAGCTTCACGTAATGTTGATGCAACCTTTAACCCATCAGGGCTTTTAACTTCCCACCATCTTTCAATTTTGGGAGTTTCAGAAGCTAATTCGTATTTTTCATCTTCTACAGGGTCATTCTCTAGTCTTTTTTCTTCTAACTTATTAATGTTTCCAGTATAAGTTGTTGAGTTTCTATGTTTAATATCAAATTGACCATTTGTGTCATTTAGGTTCTTCTCGGTAATTATGCTAGTCCCACCAGTTCGTGATTTTTCTAAAAGATTTTCCATTAACGTATTCTTTTCTTTAACTCGTCCAGAATCAAGTTGCTTTTCTGTAGTCTCTTCTGGTATATTTCCGTGTTGTTCTAATTCCAAACTTCTATTTGTATGAGAATCACCATCAGTTTTCTGATAATTCTTTAAATTAAATTTAGGCATTATATGTCTCCTTAAAATACTTTTTTTGATTTTTCTACTATTAGGTTGCTTTTTCCTCTAATTTTTAAATAAAACCTGTTCGGACAGTTACTGACATTGGTAAAGATGGTTTTATCCCGTTAGTCGCCATGGAACATGCTCCAGCTAAGCAATCTACAATATCGTCTGTTTTAACATCTGCATTTTTGTCTGGCAATAAAGAAATTCCTCTTGTAATTCTTTTAAATTTAATGTTTTTCATTTCTGAAATTAATAAACTAGAATATCCACCATCATCATATAAAAATAACTCAGGTTCTGGTTGACATTCCATTAACAATTTTAAATTCATATATATCTTCTGTTTAATCCCTCTATTAAATTGAATTTTAATAGCATTCACTCCTTGACTGCGTAACAACTGCAAACTATGAACTGACTGAAAGTCGTCATAAGAAACACATGTTGGTCTAAAGTGTTTACAAATCCCTATAACATCACGATCAATTTCATGAAACTGTAACCCAATGCCCGGTACTGGTTCCCAAACCCAAACTCCAGCCAAATGAACCTTCCACCTCATTTCTCCACGGCTATTCCTATAGTGTTTCTTTCCAACTAAAACCATTGAATAATTGTGTCCACCATTCGCTGGGTCTACATGAGCATAATAATAAAATCCTGAAACTTGACGAATGTGAGGAGTTAACTCTCCCCTAATACATCTGTCAATCAATCCTTCTTCAAAATAATTACCATATGTTCCTCCAGAAGCCCATTGCGCTCCATACTCAATCGCAAACATGTCTGGATTTCGAATCCTATCTCGCGTTAACTCTGGATCATTATATGGAATGTCTGGATTTGCACACCATGTTGGCAACTGGAATGAAAGAATTGAACTTTCACTTTCTGACAATTTAGCTGTGTCATAAAAAATTCCATTTCTGGTGTTAGGAGAAGAAATCATAACGATTCTTGCTGCATTATATTTATAAAATTTTGATAATGATGGTTTTAATCGATTATAAAAATATGTTCCTGTAACTTTTCCACTTTCATCATAAAATGCGATCTCGTCAAATAATATTAAAATCGCGCTATAGCCTGCTAATGAATCGGGATTACTGTGTCCACACAATAACAAAACAGAACCATTAACTTCGATGTCTACCCCCGTACTTTTTTTTCGTAAATCAGAATCTGTAAAAAGACGAATTTCTGAAGTGGTAGCCTTTGCAACTCTCCCTTTAAAAAATGGAGAATTTCGTATTCGTGCTTGTATTTGTCCAAAAAGTCTTCCTGCTTGTTGCTGAGATAAAGCTACATTAATAATAGCTATTTCGTCATCGCTTGGAAGATTATAGTAACCGTGAGGATCACCTTTATTAATGGCGAGTAATTTATATGCTTCATAAACTGTAATAATTGAAGCCATTAATGTGTTATGAGAAATAATATCTCCACCAATAATATGATGAGGATTTACCTCTAAGTCAACGGTTTGCCTCAAACCAACTTTTTGAACAGATTTTACAAAATCCCACCTTATATCTGATTGAATTTTAATGTCATTAGGATCACTGATATTAACTGGTTCTGGAACGTAGTCTTTTTGTAATAAAAATCCAATTTCTTCAGAAAATTTTTCTAGACATTCTTTATTATCGACAATTAATTGCCAATTATAATTCTTTGAGTCCTTAACATCCTGACGTTCAATTCTTGCATGTATTCCAAACTTTAGTAATAAGTGTCTTATACTGTCAACCATCTCCCTTGAAGTTGACACATAACTAATAAAACTCATTGCAGGATTAAAATATCCGTTTCTCCAAAAGAAACGCGACAAAAACATGGAAATTTCCATCTTCGACCCTGTCAATATGCATTCAGGAATTTTTTTATGTCTATTCTCTTTCTTAAAACACCCAATATCTTCTAGCCATGTTTTGACTCCACGACTTGAATCACCTTGTATTGGAAATTCTTTTAGCAAGAGGTGTTTTAAATCTTCAATTACAACTTTAGAAAGTGTACAACTGTCACTATGTAGATGTCCAAGTATTGCTGCTTTATTTCCGCCAACACTTCCACGACCAAATAATTCAGTGCTGTTAGCTATTGCTATTTTATCTCCTTCTACAAGATCTTTTAACTGAACAAATTTTGGCTCTTCCCAGTTATCTCGTAAAATTAAATATGGATGATTCCAAGAAGATATTTCTCGAATTCCTGTATTTGTTTCTAATTCAAAACAATTAACTTTGCCATTATCTTTTGCTTTGATATCATACGTCACAGATCTTTTCCATGTCTGCGTATCATATGTACAAATTCCGATTTTTTCTCCATTATTTATTCTATCACATAAATTTCTATATGTTATAGATCCTTCTGTTGTTGGAATTAAATCATTTTCATATCGACATTTTGTGCCTCTTCGACCAAGAACTAAATGTAATACGCTAAAATATTCATCGGAAGTTTGTCTTTCTTTATTAAGCATCTTTTTAATAACGTCTTTAATGTTTCTTTCATATAAAACACCATCTAACTCTTCATTTTCTGCATTTCCATAAAGCCACTCCCATTCTTCTTTTGTTAACTGTAAAGTTTCATTACCAACAGTTCCCATATAAAAACACTTTAAAATAATTTTTTGAGAAATAAACAATTTTAATCTGTTTTCTGGTCCTAAAAAATCTAAATACAACGGAGAATTACAAAAAGTAATAATATCAACGATCTCTTTTTCTGCTTCTTTTTTATCTAAAATCTCTGGGTTTGATACGCTAATTTCTAAAATAGCTTCCGCCAAAGGGTCTTGCGCTTTTTTTGGAGGTAATCTTCTACTCATTTTTCTTCTTCCAATATGAAAATTGCTTTTTTGTCAAAGCAACAAATCGAAATTATTTTATTTTCACTATCGTATATTGCGTTCACATTTGCTTTTGTACCAGACAACGAAACACCATATACGGATTGTCCATTGATAAAGAATAATTTTCCATCTTTTTCAATAACTTTACTTAATTCATTATACCCACTTAATAAGTGTATAATTGAATTTTCACACACTCCTCTTAAACTTTTATTGCCAGAATCTGCAATAATAACTAAATTACCTAATTTTGTTATCCCATCTGGCTTAAATATTCTGCTTTTAGTTGCTGTTGAAATTGAATATCCACTTTTTCCATTTCCGCAAATTAATTTAGGAATAGAATCTTTTAATTGAAAACACCTATTAATGTCTTTAACCGTCCATAAGATATTATTTTTATTAACAAAAATTTTTGTTTTTGAATCTTGAGATCGAAAATATAAATCAAAAAAAGATTTTGAATTTTGATCACTAATTAACCGTGTTCTCCATTTATCTTGTAAATTAATTTTATGAATTTGGCTACCACCACCTTTAACACAATAAATACAATTATTAAAAAGGGTCAAAGAACTTATCTCTTTTTCATCATTAAAAGAACAATATAATTGCTCTGACCAATTTTCATCTAATGAGTTATTAACAATAAGTCCGATTAAATGTTTGTGAGAAAAGAAGATGCTATCTAATTCACAACAAATGTCAGATATTTTATTCTCTAAAGAAAAAGAAAAATAAACGCTTTGCTCTTTAAGTCCAATTGTTTTCTTAATTATTTTATAGTTCATCTATTATTTCAAATTGATCTTCTACCATTCTCGCCACATGTCGTCCAAAATTAATATCTACCTCTACATGTGAGCATAAAGGAATAACTTGAATAACTTGTCCTGTTTTACCATAGTAACTAGGAAGTGTTTTGTCGATACAAACAACTATTGCACCTTTTCCGCCTTTTAAATATTCTTCCTCTGTATATTTAGAACTCTTAGCTTTTTGTGCGGTACAAACTTTCGTTTTATCAATAAACCAAGACGGATTGTCTCCCTTAAAGGAAACTTCCATTGTAACAATCTCTTTGCTATTTTTATCAATTGCTTGTACTGTTTGACTACGAGGAAAAGATGAAGGAATATCTGGTAATTTAAATTTGTCAAAAAATAAAATAGCCTTGTCTTCTATGCAACAGTGTCCAATTTCTTCTACAATTGGTTTCCAATATCTTTGATAAAATTCTAATGAATGATATGGACAAATCTCTTTAATTTTTCCAACTGGAAATATATCAACCACAAACAAATCTTTACCAACTTCTAAGCACAGTAATTTATTGCCTTTTAAGTCACAGATGTAAATCATGTTGTCTTTTATTTTATAAATAATATCTTTGTGCTTTGAGTAAATTGCTTGGCACGCTCGTACTCCATATTCATTCATCATTGATTCTTTTAATGATGGATCAACCTTGGCAAGTCTTATGATCTTTCTAAGCACTTGTGCCATAGGCATTTCTAAATTCATTCCATCTGTTTCTTCTCCAGAATCTAATAAAGAGGGGTCTTCTGTCATTTCAGGAATTTCAGGAGCAGATTCCGCTTCCTCTTTTTTCTTTTTTATGTCTTTTTGTAATTCTTCTTCGTAATATCTATGGACGATTTTTTTGATTTTAGAAATTATTTCATTAAACTCTTTTTTACTTTTTTGTTTTTCTTCTTCCTTTAATCTACTATTTTCGTCAATATTTTTTTTAATAAAAAGTATCTCACTAACTACAGCTTTTGCCTCTGTGTAATTAATCTTTTTTTGATCTTCGTCATTCTCAAACATTCCTCTTGCAGATTCTTCAAGATCATCTAAAACGTCCCAATAATAATCTATTAACTTTGTTTCCGCAGAAACATCGTCAATAATTGGTCTTACAAAATCTTCAATTGCATATTTTTTTTCACTTGCTTCTATATGATAAGCGTATTTTTTCACTATATTACGAGCAGCATAATAAGCTTGCCAAGGAAATTGATAAGATGGCTTAACGTGATTTGTGAATTGAAAATGATACATTGATGAAAAATTGTCAATAGAAAAGGCATATCTATTGTCTATGGCAAAAATCTTTATTTTTCTATTCATAATTCCTACCTTTTAATGGTATTATACAAAAAAATCGTCACTGTAGAAATAGTTCCACAGTGACGACCTTTAATCCTTGTTTATTCTTAACTTAGAGCTCTTCAGTCTTTTCTTTATTCATTTTTGCCTCAATCATTGCACCTAAATCGCCTAATTCGCATTTTCCTCCTGCGCATGCTTCTCCAGCACCACCACCATAACTCTCTAAGTTGCCATATTCATCTTCAAAACAGCCGCCCCAATCAACTTCAACATATTCTCTTGACAAATCGCACCATTTTTTCCAATTAGTAACATCTTTGATACAATAGGTCATTGTTTTAACATCGTTCTTAAAATAACGTTGTGCGAACTGTTTTGCCCTACGTACCCATTCTACTTTTTCATAATAATTAACGACATTGTGTTCTAGCCATGCTTGTAAAAGTTTTGTTGGCGATTCTGGAGAAAGACCTTCTTTCTTCCATTTAATCCCATTGGAAACACAATCGCGTTCAATTTTTTCTCTCAAAGATTCAACTGTAATAATCTCTCCAATTCCAAGGACACAATCTGACGCTGCCCATAAATTTTCATCAAACGCTCTTAATCCATCAACAATTAATCCACTCGCAAACATGCTTCCATCTCCATACTCCCTAACTATTTCATGCGGAGTCATGATTGCAGTAAATGGAGCCTGTGGATAGTCTTTATCTCCTGAAACTGGCAATAAAGAAATGCCAGCATACCATCTTCTATTAAGGTAAATATGGTTTGCTATTTGATCCCATTCATCTGGTTTAACAGAACACGTATTACTTACATTATGTCGAATTTTAGCTCCTTCAATTCTTTCATAGCGTGTTCCATATTCAACCCAATTTTGTTGTGTTAACTTTACATTTTCTAATAAGCTTAAAGCATCAACTTGGTTTTTTGTTTTTGCTCCATCTGGAACTTCACAAAGAAACGTAATTACCATATCAGTATGATTATTTGACCATACTGATTCTTCAACTGCTAATGGGTTGTGCTTTTCAAAATATAACAATGGCGTTTCAAGTTTGTTCGCTTGAACTCTTCTAAAGTACCTTTTAGCATGATGAGGATGAATACCAGATGCTGTACCCAAAACACAACTTGAAGACCCTGCTGGCTTCACACATGTAGCACGAGAGCAAGGGTTAATATTAATCACTTTCGCTAACTTTTCGTTTTCTTCTAAAACAACTTTAGCTCCTTGTCTTTGTAATGTTGCATTAAATGCGATTTCTGGGTTATCTGCCATTCCTGTCATCGACACACCAAGTAATGCTTCACTACGAATAATTAATTCTGAAACTACGCCTAAATAAGGAAAATCAGTATAAGATGCTTGAATAGTGCCAATAATAGAAGCAGCTTTGCATGCTTCTAAAAAGTCTTCCTTAGTTTTTGCTTTTTTTGCATTAATTTCGCAAAGATTACACATAGCCCACCCAGATAAAAATTCATTATTATTTTGTATCTTTGTCTCTTTTAAAATCTCATCATTTTTTAATAATTCTTCATTTAAATCCAGCTTTGGATATAGGCTAACCTCCACACAAGGATTGAAAATTGCATCTGGATGATCTGCCCAAACAAATCCCGGTTCTCCATATTCCCTAACACTATTGAAAAATTTTAAAAATTCATCTTTGGATGCCTTTTCTCTAACTAATAAAACAGAGTTATTGGATCTTGCTCTTTGTGGATTCTCTAGTCTCCACCTTCCTGTCTTAGCAGACGCCATTTCGTCATCATCAGGAGAGAATAAACAAATTGTAGCTGATCTTCTAACTCCACCAGACAAAACAGCATCAGAAGCATGCATCATAATGTCATAAGCGTCAATTGGTCTTAACTTATCATAAAATTTACATATCTTATCTAAAAGACATTCAATTTTAATCAAAGAGGACTTGAGTCCGTCTGGTCCCGGAGCTTTACTTCCAGATGAGATTGGCGATCCAGCTGGTCTAATTTTTGAAAAATCAAATTTAATTGCATAACCTTGGTATTCTGGAAATGGAACATTTTCGCCTTGGAAATAAGATGACATTAAAACTCCAACTGCATCTGCCCAACCCTCAATGCTATCGGGAATTACAAAGGTTTTTATTTCGTTTTTATTTGGCAATTTTATATTTGGCAATTTTTCTATATGATGTGTTTGTACTGAGAATCCAACCCCGCATCCGCACAATAATAAATACATTGCTTCTTGAAAGAATCTAGCTCTATCGCAATAAGATGAGCTACAATTATATAACCTTTCGTTTTTTGAAAGAATTGGTTTACCGCCAAATTGTAAAGCTCTTTGCGATCCTAAAACTTTTTTCTGCTTAACCATTTTTTCTGCCATTTCAAAGTCATCTTTAAATACAGAAATTGTTTCTTCGCCTAATTTCTCTCTGTGCATTGTAAATACTCTAGATACTTGCTCGTCCCATGTTTCACGTCTTCCAAGTTCTGGGACAAACCTCGCGTATTTTGAGAACCTAGTGTATTCTTGCAGTGCTCTAATAGACATTTCTTAACCTCCAAATTGTTAAATCAAATCATTTACAAAACATAAAGCCACTTTTGACATAAAATTGCCTACTTGTTTTTTAAACAAATTTATATCAGTAATTTCCCGTTCACATTGACATAAGATACTTATTGCTTGTTTTTGCATATCGTTCGTTTTTTTAATTGATTTTAATCGTACTAATGCATCTTTTACTTCATCTATTACTCGTAATCTCCATGGCTCTTTTTTTATTGTGTCTGAACAGTTCAATAATCGCAAGTCATATATCTGATTTTTGTGTGAAAAATTTCTTGAAAGATGATAACTATGTGTCGTAGTAAAAATTTGACTACTTTTAAAACACTTTTTCATTGACATAATTAATGGTAAATGCCGACTACTTTCTACATGCATCTCCACATTATCAATTAAGATAATTGAAGGCGAATATTCAAGTGTTAAAAGAGAAGAAAAAGATTTAATAATCTTGCGTTCTCCGTCACTACATTCTTTGTGATATATTGTTTCATTTGGTTTGTGAACATAAAAACCAAATATATAATTATTAAATTGTTCCCCTAGTGAAAAAACCGTTTTTTCTTCCTCAATAGTAAACCCTGTTACGGCTTCAAACAGTTCTTTAAAAATTGGCCATTTTGCTTTAGAAAGTTGAAATTTCTTTAATTCTTGGTCAAATCGTGCAAAATAACAAAGGCGCATAGTTAATTCTTTAATTTGTTGTGGATGTCCATGAACAAATCCTGATTTATTCAATTCTATACTATAATCCCCAACTGAAGATTTAATTTCTGCCTCAATACTAAAATCTGAATCACCATAAGTTCCGCTCTTATCGTCTCCTTTTACATGGCGGACACCTCTTCCTAATAATGCATTTAATCGAATCGAATCATATGAATCATAATTAGAAAAAATCGTTTGAATAACTTCTAAAGTTGTTGACTTTCCACATCCATTTGGACCAATAAAACAGACAAAATCATTCACCTTGTTGTTATCCATTAAATTAATTTCATAATTATCAAAAATTTTATAATTTTTGATTTTCAACGATTTAACTTTGGCATATGGCATTTCTTTAATAAAAAAATTTGGTAAATTAAAGCAGTCACTTTTTTCTTCATTTTTGCTATCGATAATAATATCAAAATTATTGTTATCAATTTGAGGTGATTCCATAAATGCCTCCACATAATTTTTTAACTTTTTCTCTGTCAACTATTTGTTTGCGTATTTCATACTCAACAATAGGGTTGACTTCTTCTTTATTGTATACGTTGATCCTTGCGCCTTCAGGGATAAATACACAAGGCTCCCCTTTAATTTTTTCTTTCATTTGAATCACCAATCAAATCTTCGAAGATCTTCCGTCATAATGTTTTGTAAAAGACTTACATGAAAAGCAAATGTTAAAACGTTTCCTTTCATTCTCATGCCAAATCTTTTGTGCAATTTACAAGAAACAATTTCCATATATTCTTTTGTATTAACTTCAGAAATTAACTCAATAAATCTTGCAATGTTCTCTCTTAGTAAAAATTCTCCAAAAAAGTCAACCATAAAATTAGAGAAAATCGCCTTTACATGTACAGCATAGTTCTCAGAATTAATCCCAAGATCATTTATGTAAACAGTAAACTTAATATCTCCCGTTTTTTTAGGAACTCCATCAATTGTTTCTTCAATCCACTCAATAGTTTTAATCTCTGGGCTGGACTCAAAAAACTTCATTAATACTTCTCGACACTTATTACATTTTTTAGTTCTTCCATTGATTGAGATTTTGTTATTTGCTTGCTCTTTATTCACCTTGCATGATCCTTGCATTTTTAACCTCGTTTTAAACTTTTTCTAGGTTTGAACATTATACCTTAGCTCTTACCTAGAAGTTTAGAACTTGAACGTTATTTTTAGTCCTGCTCGTATCTTTCGCCTCAATTTTCCCGAAATTTCATTAATACTATCATTCTTCCAATCAAGCTCTTCACCTCTTTCTGATTCATTAAGCCCAAAATCAGGTTGGACATGCTCTTTGATCCATTTTAAAACATTACCAGCTTTCTTTTTGAGTTTCATAACAACCTCTATTTAGAAACAGGATAAAACCTCTCTTGACAAGAAATACTTCATACATTATTATTCAACTTAAGTTTCTCAATACCCTACTGGAGGAATGTATGGAAACACAAAAATTCAGCTCACAGAGTCATAACAACCTTGTACTTAATTGGTATGCTAATTCAAAAAAAATTGAATTTTTAACCAAAGAAGCAGATATGAATATATTCTTCAAATCTCTTTTAGGAGCAATTGCTCTTTACTTATCTGGACAGACAATTGATATGGTTTCAAAAGAGTTTAATATACCCAAAGCGCAAATATCTCAAGCACTTCAAAATCCAGAAACCGTAGAACGAGCACAAACAATCAATCAAGAAGAAAATACGAATCCAAATAATGTATTAGACTTTTTTGCAATTAAAGAGATGATCAAAAGACACGAAGTTGGAGGAGCATCTATTGACATAAATAAAGTTTATCCAGATCCAATCCATGGAATGTCAGTTCCAACTATTGGTATTGGATATAATTTAAATAAACCATCTGCAAAATCTGACCTTAAAGAACTTGGGTTAAATTATAAAAAAGTTAGATCAGGAAAACGTAGACTTTCAGACGCTCAAGTAAATATACTCTTCGAGCTTGATGTTGCAAGAGCAGTACGAGATGGAAGAAGTTTTCTCCCAAATTTTAGTGAACAACCAACTTTAGTACAAACAATCGTAACAGATATGGCGTTTAACCTTGGATTAACACGATTGTCAAAATTTCAAAAACTTCAAAAAGCATTGACTGAAAAAGATTATCAAACTGCCGCAAAAGAAATGAAAAATTCAGCATGGTACACGCAAGTTGGAAATAGATCAAAAGAACTAGTGAACCTAATGCAATCAGTCAAATAATATTTTTTTGAAGAAAACACATGACTACACTTAGTATAATACTATATATACTTAATAATAAGTATTATACTTATTATAATACGCGACAATACGCGAAAATGCAACTATCTTAAATTCAATAAGTTACAAATTTCATGTTTTATTAACATTAGTAATTTTTACGCAAGTGCCGACAACAGTTAGTAATTTTTACGCAAGTGCCGACAACAGTTAGTAATTTTTACGCAAGTGAAAAACTTCTTAAAATTTCTTGATGTGGTTGAAAATTGTTGTATAATGACAACATAGCAGCAATATCAACATTGTTGTTTTCCTTCCCAGCGGGATAATGCTGGAGAGAGTGTTAAAGTGAAAAAAGGAGAAAAATCATGAACACACCTAAAGACTACGTTGATTCTTGGGAATCAAGAATCACAGAAGCTGCCAAAATCATTGGCAAAACCCCCACCGAAGTCGAAGCAATCCTGAATGCAAAACCATATTGCATTACAAAAGATCCCAATCGTTTAGAAATGATTTCTGACGAAGAAGTTGTTCCCTTTGGAGATTTAAGGAAAATGTTTTGTGACGACAATGAAGTAACCTTGCCACAATTACGTTTAGCTATGAAATGGTTACGAGGACCAAAAAATAGTACAAAAGCTACTGAAGTTGATACCGATATATTTTCTTTACATGCAAAATATGGTATTGAAAATAAAATAGAAGACTTAGATATTGAGTTACTGCTCCCATTTTACAAACCAAATAAAAAGAATCATATTCATGATATTCTTATTAATCGTTATGAAAACAGATTTGGTCCAATTATTGCATTTAATCCAGAATCTAATGAGATTGCAATTGAAGCAATTATCAATTATGTTTCAGATTTAGAATCAGGATTACCCCAAGAAGAAAGCATTGAAGTAAATGGAGAGCTGGTTCGCCTTTATCGCGTAGGGCAAGTGCCAAATGAACAGTTAGAAGAAGATCCTCTTGTTCCCGAAACTCCACTTCGTCGTGGTCGTTCAACATTTAATAGAATTAACTGGAATGGCATTCAACTTGAAACACGTCAATTCTTTAGAGTTTTATTAATTAATGGCGACATTAACGCAAGTGATAGGGTTGGTCTACGCACAATCTTAACAAAATCTATACAAGATCTTAAAACTATCTTTCCAGAGTCATACTTAGATTTTAAAGAAAAGAAATTAAATGGTGAATTGCCAACATTAAAAGTCTCAACAAGCGCTATTTCAAAATCAAAACAAAACCCGTTTTCTATTAAAACTAATAGAACATACTGATTAAGGAGCAATAATTATGAAGGATGTACATATTGAACGTGAAATTTTACTTAATATACTTAAAGAAAATTGTGAAAAACATATTGCTCAATATAATGAAGCAATTAAAAATTATAGAACAACATACATAAAGGTATTAAAAAAGAATATTAAATTAGCTGAAAAGAATTTAGAATTTGTCGATGTTGAAAATATCAATCTTCCAAGACCTCGATCTTTTGAAAAAGAATATGTAAAGGCAATAAAAATGATTGAATTATCAACAGATAACAGTATCAATTTGACAAGTCATGAATTTACGCAATTAGTACTGGACGACTGGTCATGGAAAGATGATTTTATTTCATCAAGTTCTTCTTATAGCTCAAGTTCAAGCTCTTCTTCTTCAAGTATATCTGTAACAGGAATTAATGGAGGAAACTTATGAACTTTCAAACAATTTGGGATTATGAACATCTAATGAAATCAAATGGAATGTATTGCGGATTTAATATGCCGGACGCAGTAACTCAACAACAAAATTGTTCGTCTTTGCCTCCATATGCAAAAAGAAAATCTTTTTTAGTTGATCACTATCCAGAACACCCAAGAAGTTGGATGGAAAGTTCTGGAACATTATCCAGTTATTTTGTTCCAGTACAAAGCAATAAAGGAATGTGGCTTGATTTTAATAAAAACTTTGAGCACTCACATCATGTTGCAATTGTAATTTCTATACAGGGGGTTAATCCATTAACTGGATTGCCATGCACTGATCAATATTTAAATCAATATGTTGAGAAATGCCCAAAATGCTTAATAAACTTTAAGCCAGATAGATACTGTGAGAAATGCGGTTTTCATTATCCAAAACAAAACTATCTAACAACAACTACTACACCAAAAGGTTCTTTGTGGATTGATGGATTTAGGTCAATAGATGGAATTGTTCGACAATATATTTTAACAGAAGAAAAAATTCGAGGAGTTGCAGCTAATATTTGTGGAGAAAAAAGAGTATTTGCTATTGGCATAAGTTTTTTCTTATCAAAAGAGAAAAAACCAATTAAAGAAGAAAAAACAGCTTTTGGTTGGTATTCACCTCTTAGCACCCCTATTAATTGGCAAATAGGAACATCAAGTTCATCATGTTCGTCAAGTTATAACACATCAAATTCGTCAAGTTCACAAAAATCATGGAGTTTAACGTCAAAAAATTATAACACATCAGATTCGTCAAGTTCACAAAAATCATGGAGTTTAACGTCAAATAATTCATTAGATTCAGATGATGTTTTAGATGATTATTTAGATGAAGAAGAAAATGGATCAGAAGAGAGCGAATCATTATCAGAAGAAAGGGTATCAAACACCGAAGAGTATGAACACACAAAAAGGAGCAATAAAAAACAAACAAAATTAGAAATTGGAGCCGGAGAAAAGATAACACAATCTATTTACGAAGACTCTGAAGAACTCTCTTTTTGGAAAGAAAAACCAGAAGCGACAATTGTTGTTAACTATTGTCTAGAAGAAGAAGCAATTAACATTATAAAAAATGGAAAAGTTCCATTTAAAGTAAAAGAAAATGGATTTTTGGAAGAAATCCTAATTGGTAACTAAAAGGAAAAGAAAATGCCAAACGAAAATTATACACAGATTTGTTTTATCGTAGACCGTTCAGGGTCAATGGCTTCTATTGCTAACGATATGAGTGGAAGTTTTAACTCCATGATTAAAGAGCAAAAGGAATTAGAGGGAAAAGCAACAGTCACGTTAGCTCAATTTGATGATGAATATCAATTAGTCCATGATTTTATTGATATCGGACAAGTTGAAGACTTGACAATTCATCCAAGAAACTCAACTGCTTTGTTAGACGCAATAGGACGAACTATGAATAATGTACGAGGACATATTGTTGAAATGGAACCAAAAGAACGTCCAAGTAAATGTATCTTTATTATAATTACTGATGGAGAAGAAAACAGTTCAACTGAATATAACAGAGATACAGTCTTTCAAATGATTGAAGACTGTAAAAATGACAAAGAAATTAATTATGAATTTGTATTTCTTGGAGCAAATCAAGACGCTATTCGTGCAGGAAACCAATACGGAATAAGAGCCGCTGCTTCATTAACTTATGACGCTTCTACGAACGGAACAAGACTCATGAGTCAATCACTTTCAAAGAGCTTAAGTAACTATAGAAGTAAAGCATCTTCAGATGCCGAATTTAGTTTTAGCGAAAATGACCGAGAGATTCAAGAAAAAGCTAAGAATAAATATGGTGATCGTGTTATTAATTCTGGTTTTACAGACTTAATAGACAACGATAATAATTAACTGATGACAAGACTAAAACGGTTAACTTGTAGGTATAATGCTTATAAGTTAACCGTTTTTTACATATATGGAGACAAATATGGATGCTAAAAAGAATAAAGAAACAAACGAAAAGATTAATAATTTAATTTCAGGTGGAGGAAGTACATTAGAAGAAAATAGAATTATTTATATTAATGGCGTTTTTGATGAAGGAATGGCAAAAGAAGTTTTTGTTAATCTTATGTCTTTAGAGCTCAAAAATCCAACAAAAGATATTTTATTAATTATTGACTCATATGGCGGCTATGTACATAGCTTTTTAGCCATTCATGATGCGATAAAACTATTAAGGTGTGATGTCGCAGCATTGTGTATAGGAAAGTGTATGTCTTGCGGGCAAATGCTTTTAATTTCAGCTACGAAAGGGAAAAGGTTTTCTACTAAAAATTCAAGAATTTTAATGCACGAAGTAGCAAGTTTTACAGGTGGAAAATTAACAGACATGGAAATAGATCTTAACGAGAGTAAAGCATTAAAAAAGATACTTGAAGAATTAATTCTTGAATATACATCTATTAAAAGTAGTGAATTAAAAAGATTAATGGAGCGTGACAGTTATATGTCTCCAGAAGAAGCAAAAGAACTTGGAATCATTGACGACATTGTAATAAGCAACAAAGACTTATATAAAAGATTAAATCTTTAACAATTTGTGGCGAAACACCTCTAGAGACTTCTCCTAGATTGTGAGCTACCACAATAGTTGAAGCACCGCTAAACGCTTGCGTATATAATGATGTATATTGTCCTGCCATTATAGCTTCCCTCCATGATTCCATTTTACTGCCGTTACTCCAACCTCAATAATGCCGATATTTGACGCCCCTGTTCCATCATCGTCAAGTTCAATCCGAACAAAAATACAATCACCTTCATAAAAATCAGATATATCAAAAGGACCGAATTCAACTTTAAATATCTTCCCAGAATTAGTGTCGTCAACCGTTATCGCGTCACTCTGACCTGCACTTGCCGTAACCGTTGCCGTATTAGCTAACGTTCTTGCAACTGGTGTGATTCCACCTGTTGGATCGGCCTCTTGTACACCCTGAACTTCGGCAATCTTAACTGATCCAATAAAGTCTATACCCTGCCCCGTCCCAGTTGTGTGAGAATTCATCACTACATCAATATATAGTGGTAAACTTGTGTCAATGCCTTTTGGCAATGAATACTGAGAATAAATCGCATCTCCATCGCCACCTAACTCCGAATTTTTCATAATGTGAGACCATCCTGTTGGAATTCCACCACTGCCTACAGTCAAACTCCAATTATTGACACCACCAGATTCTCCAAATGAATTACCTCCACTTGCAATTGTTTGCCTGAAACGGGAATTCCCATGATAAGTATTGGTTCCATCAGGATTTGCTTCGAAACGACTACTATGTAACTTAAACTGCTCGAATACAGGGGCTGTCGTAACTGTTGTCGCTATGCGAATTCTCGTCCAGTACAGGTTCTTGCTATCAATTGTCTTCTTCGTCCAATCAACTCCAGTAACGTCATTCGTCAGACCATATCGGATCTGTTCCGATGAGTTAGCACGAATAAATATCTCGTTTGCGTATCTATAGTAAAGATTGGATTCCGTTGCCATAACGTTACACTCAGTCCACGTAGAACCGTTCCAGTATTCAAATACGAAACTTTTTGGAGTGACCTCCACAGCTGCCGTCGTTTGCGACATTTTAAGGCCCCAATGTTTCAGGAAGTCCGTGCCATTCTGAAGGG